AAACCATTTGGCGCCAGCACGAAGTAGTCGCTCGGAATATCAAACGGCTTTGGCCGGATGCCGACCTGAGTGAAAAGTGTAAATCCTTATTGGCTGATAAACCTGATACCCGGGTTCAGATCGTAGAGGGTACGATCTACGAGCCGGAAGCGGGATTGTATTACCAGTGCTGCATGGAGAAAGAGGCGAAGCACCTCATTTATATGAGGGAGTACAAAGTTTCCCCCTGGATCGTATTCCGCGAGTCGGTTCGCCCTGGTGAAGTGCTAGGCAGGGGCCGGGTGATGTCCGTCCTGGCCGATATTAAAATGTTGAACGCCATTCAGAAGTGGGGCATAAAATCACTTGCTCTGCAAACGGCTGGCGTTTATACGGCGGCTGACGATGGTGTCATTAACCCCTGGACCACAAAAATCGAGCCCGGCAGCATTATCGCCGTCGGCAGCAACGATTCACAGAATCCAACCCTCCGCCCGTTGCCTATGGCCGGCAATCCCCAGTTGCAGCAATATGGGGTCGAGGAACTCAAGAAATCCATTAACAGGGTTTTATTTGCCGAGCCTTTCGGAGACATGGACTCCCCCGTCCGCACGGCCACCGAGATATCGATGCGGAATCAAGAGATGATGCAGCAATCCGGGAGCGCCTTCGCCCGCTTGCAGACCGAGTTCATCGAGAAGATCGTCCGCCGATCCATCGACATCTTGATGGAAGAGGGGGAAATTCAACCGCTTGAAATAAATGGTAAACTGGTCACGATAAAACACACCTCACCCCTCGCGAAAGTGCAGGATCAGGAAGATTTGACCAGTGTTCGCGTGTTGCTCGAAGCAGCAATGGCCTTCGGCAACCATGAACTGATGGCCGCAACGCTGAAGATGGAGAATTTGCTTCCGTGGATGGCTAAAAAACTAGGGGTTGATAGTGCCCTGGTCCGGAGTGAGGAAGAAATCCAGCAGGTTGCCCAGGCGACTGCCGAGCGGAACATGAGGCGAGAAGACGCTGAAGTCGCTCAGATGGGGCCTGACATAGAGCCGCAACAAGTCGAGGTCATGTGAAGAAAGAGGAAAAGAAAGCGCGGGAAATCGCGGGCATGTTCCTCCAGACTTTTTCGACGGAGCCTGGGAAGTTCGTGATGAACCGGTTGCGCCAGATCACTATTGAACGACCGGTGCTAACCGCGACTTCTACCGAGTTTGGTGCTGGTATCCGGGAAGGACAGAACGACATTATCCGGCAGATCGAGGCGCAAATGAAATTCGCAATGGGTGATTAAATGGCCGCAACCGAAGAAAGTTTATTCGAAGAATCTGAATCCACTGAGTCCGCGCCCACTGAGGCAGCGCCCGATCAATCCGGCTGGTTTTTGGCGGACGGGGTCGAGGGCCAGGGTGAAAGGCCCGACTGGTATAACGAGAAATACCAGTCAGTGGCTGAACAAGCTAAGGGCTACAATGAACTGTCGAAGAAGTTAGGCGGCTTTACTGGGTCGCCCGAGGAAGGTTACAAGCTATCGATGCCCGAGGAATGGGGCGACATGACCAACCCCGACGGATCGGCACTGATGAACGACGACGACACGAACGTCAAGTTTATTCGGGAGTTTGCGACTAATCACGAGATGAGCCAGGGCGCCTTCGATGATCTTGTCCACGGCTGGATCCGTCTGACCGTTGGCAGAAATGCCGAGGTTAAAGAAGAACAACTGAAAGCCCTGGGCCCGCAAGGAAAGGGCCGCCTCGATGCAATCGATAACTGGGTTCAGGCTAATATCGACCCAGAATTACACCAGGGGGTTCGGAACCTGGTTGTATCAGCCTCCTCGGTGGATGCCATCGAGGCTCTGATTAAAAAAACGAGACCTGCTCCGCTGGTGGACACGGCCCAGATTCCGACCGGCTCAAGTTTCAATAATGATCAGCTAATGGAGCGCATGGCTGATCCGCTATACCAAACATCGAAACATTTTAGGCAGGAAACTGAGCGCCTAATTGCTGAAGTTGGCTTAACCGCTAACGAATAGAACTCCCCTGGAGGGGATGTTGTTGTAAGATAGATCCTGAACCACCCTGTGGCAGGACACCCTACCCCACGGTAGGCCCTAGAAACATGGTGACTCGGCCCGATTTTCGGATACCCGAATCGATCTGATTGTCATTATTATTTTTAGGAGACCTACATGTCTAGTAATCTTTCGACGGTCGCTCAAACAATTTTTGATGCGGAAGTCAAACACGCTTTCCAGAGCGCGGGCACTCTCCGAGACACTGTTACGATTCGTAGCGGGGTGGTCGGGGATATTTATAAGTTCCGGGCGATGGCCAAGGGCGCTGCAAACCAGAAGGCGACTTCTGCGGATGTTGTAGCAATGAACGTGGCCCACTCTCTAATCACTTGCACCCTGGAAAACTGGAACGCTCCAGAATATTCCGATATTTTTGATATGGCGGAAGTCAATTTTGACGAACGTCAGGAATTGGCTACCACTATCGCTGGTGCCCTGGGCCGCAGGCTTGATCAGTTAATCCTCGATGCATTAGATGCCGCGACTGCCGGGGGCACGGTGGCCCACGGATCAGCCGGTCTGACATTGGCGAAGATCATTACGGCATCAAGAATGCTTAATGATGCCGGCGTACCGTCTGGTGATCGCCATTTCGTCACTTCAGCCCAGGGCATGGAAGATATGTTGGGGGATAGCACGATAACGAGTGCTGACTTCAATAATGTTCGCGCCTTGGTATCTGGTGATATCAACTCGTTCATGGGTTTCAAGTGGCACGTTATAGAAACCCGGGCGGAAGGCGGATTGGATCTCGCATCCAGTGTCCGTGAGGGCTTTGCATACCACAAGTCTGCGATGGGCCTGGCTGTTGGGATCGATATTAAAACTGAGGTGAATTATGTGCCCCAGAAGACTTCATGGCTCTGTAACGGCGTCATGAAGGCCGGTAGCGTCGCTCGCGATGCGGCTGGAATTATCGATGTGTATTGGCAAGAGTAGTTAGGGATTGGGGGGGCTCCGGCCCCCTTTCTTAGAGGGTATTTATGGCCACATCCATATCGATTTGCTCGAACGCCCTGCTTTTGATCGGGCACGGCACCATTTCCTCGTTCACAGAAGGCGGCTCCGGCGCCGAAGTTGCCAGTAACCTGTACGAGTCCTCATACGAAAACGTCCTCACGATGCATCGATGGCGCTTCGCGAGCGGCAAGGCTCCATTAAGCAGGCTGACAGCGACTCCGCTTAACGATTTTAGCTATGCCTTTCAACTGCCAGCCGATAATCTGCTGGTTAATAGAGTTTTCCCAGATTCCGATTACGAGATTTTTGAGGACAAGGTCTTCTCTGACCAACCGACTCTCGAAATTGACTACGTTTTCAAGCCGGACGAGTCAAAACTTCCTGCTTACTTTGTAAAGCTGATGGAGTTTCACCTGGCCAGCCAGTTTTCCATCCCGGTGACGGATAATTCGGCCAAAGGTAAATTATATGACGACATGTTCCATAGCCAGCTGCGCCGGGCTAAGTTTGCAGATGCGTCCAGCCGTCCTCCGGATGCGATCCACGATAATCAGCTAATGTCGGCAAGATACTAAAATGCCCCGCGCAATCCGGCTCCAGACTAATTTCAATTCCGGGGAGATGGATCCCCGGTTAGCAAACAGGACTGATGTTAAACAGTTCTATCAAGGAGCGGCCACTGCCCTGAACGTGGTGAGTTCGCCGCAGGGAGGGATCCAGCGAAGGCCAGGGCTTAGATACCTCGACACCCTGAACGGAACATCGAGACTGGCAGCGTTTAGTTTCAATACCGAACAGACTTATTGCGTTGTTTTCACGAACAATAATATCGAGATTTTCATGGAAGGGGTCAGCCAAGCGAATGTGGCCACGACATACACGGCTGCCCAACTAGCCGGCATGAACTGGACCCAGTCGGCGGACACGATGATCTTGGTCCACCCCGACCATCAGCCGGCAACACTGGTTCGCGGGGCATCGAATACGTCCTGGACTCTTGCGAATATCACTTTAACCAACATCCCGACTCACGATTTTGGCTCGGGCACTGCCGAAGCAGTCTGGTCCTCGACCAAGGGCTGGCCGGTTTCCTGTACATTCTTCGAATCCAGGCTCTGGTTTGGCGGATCGAAGTCTAGGCCCCAGTCTTTATGGGGTTCGGTGACCAATGACTTCTATAATTTCGACCTGGGAACGAGCCTTGCCGACGAATCCATCTACATTACCCTGGATACCGACCAGGTTAATGCGGTAACTGCCGTCTATGCTGGGCGCCACCTCCAGGTTTTTACCACTGGCGGCGAGTTCTACATGCCGGATTCACCATTGACCCCGGAGAAATCGGCGGTTAAGCGTCAAACCAGGTACGGATCGAGTTCTATCCGGCCCGTTATGATTGATGGCGCCACCTTGTACCTGGATCGAACTGGGAAAGCAGTGCGAGAATTCGTCTATACCTATTCGGAAGACGCCTACACATCCTCCTCGACGTCGATTCTTGCCTCACATCTCCTGAATACGCCGCTGGATATGGATGTTTCACGTGGAACATCAAAAGACTCGGCAAACTATATTTACATCGTCAACCTGGACGGCACAGTAGCGGTATACAACACGCTGCGCGGCCATGAAGTCAGCGGTTGGACCCAATGGGTGACAGATGGCGTTGTCGAATCCGTCGCCGTGGTGGTCGATGAAGTCTATTTCGCCGTCAAGCGCACGATTAACGGCTCAACAGTTTATTACCTCGAAGCAACGGACCCGGATCGTTACACGGATTCTTGTAAATTAGTCACGAACTCACCGGCGTCCGCCACCGTTTCTGGCCTGGCTCATTTGAATGGCGAGGTCTGCCGGGTCAAGGCTGATGGGTCGGTCATGTCTAACGCGACGGTGGCCAGCGGCTCGATCACACTGTCCAGGACGGCATCATCCATTGAGGTCGGGATGGATTACGAGGTGAAGGTGAAAACCATGCCTCTGAATATCGACTTCCAGAATGGACCCATTCTGACCAGGAAAAAGAGAATTATCAGAGTGATCGTCAATCTACATCAGAGCCTGGGGGTTTATGTTGACGGGACCCTTTTGCCCGACAGAACGCTCGGGGAGAACGTCCTCGACACAACTCCGACGCCATACACCGGGCTGAAGGAGGTTTTCATGCTGGGCTGGACGGATCTCGCGCAGATTGAGATCACCCAGGTCGATCCGGTGCCGATGCTGTTGATCGGGTTATCGTTGGAGGTTGAAGCGTGAGCGTGGTTGTTTTGCCTGACTTGCTCGATGATCTCGAAGATGAAATGGCGAGGCATCCGCAGGTCAAGCTGGAAGTCGAGGAATGGTTCGCTGATGGACTCTACGCTCGCGCCATATTTATTCCGGCGGGCACGGTGGCCACGGGAAGAAAGCATAAGCAGGGTCAGATATCGATCCTGATCAAGGGAGATGTAACGATGGTGGGCGAGGGCGATGATCAACGAATCAAGGCTCCGAAGGTGACCGTTTCAGAGGCCGGCCTGCGCCGAGCAGCTTTTGCTCACGAAGACGCGATTCTGGTGACCGTACATGCTACGGACTGCAAGGACTCAGCCAAGATTACAGAGGCTCTGACGGAGCCAGCCAGGCCGCACATTGAGAAATTGAGGCTGGAGACTGGACAGGGCGAACCTAACGAACTTTTACCAGACTACGGGGGTGCCTAGATGTCGATGGCAAATGTAGCAATTGCAATCGCGGTTATCGGGATCGCAGTGTCAGCAGTCGGGCAAGCCTCGGCGGCAGCGGCAGCCAGAAAGAGGGGCGCCGCCCAACAGAAACAGTTGAACCGTCAAGCCGAACAGGAAGAAGTTAAGGCGCGGGAACGCGAGATTGACCGCCGAAAACGATTGCTCTCCGCGATGGCTCAACAGACCGTGGAAGGCGCTGCGGGCGGCAAGAGGCCGGAAGGTTCTCAGCTTAATATTTTGAGGTCCGATTTCGACCAGTATACCTACGACAGGGACATTGACGCCGGGACTACGTCCTGGACAGTGAATGAGTTAGTTTCTCAAGGGAAATGGGCTAAGTGGGGTTCGGATGCCAAAGCCTCTTCGATGATGATTAGCACGGTGGGTTCTAGCTTAACGAGCCTGGGTCAGATCGGGTTGAGAGCCTCCGGACCAAAAGACCCAGGAGGCGGCGACCCAAAAGGCGGTGGTAGCCCTAATTATGGATCAGACTTTGTTAATTAGTGGGGCTAGGTAACTAATGCCAAAGAATAGATACCAGCGCAATACTATCGTTAATTACGGGAATGTCCCTAATTACGAGGCCTACGCCTGGGGGCAGGTGGAACAAGCGGACCTCAAAACAGCCAAGATAGGGAAGGATCTCGCCTCCCTGGCCTTGAAGTCGGCTGACGCAATTCAAGAGAATGAAGCCCAGATCGCGGGGATGCTCGCCGGTCAGCAGCCAGACATGAAATTACAATCTGGCCTGGATCTGCTTAAACCTTGGGCGAGTACCTTTAATAAGGCTGCGCTTGCAGCAAATGTTGCCGGCGTCCAGAACGACATCCGGGCCAACCTTGGGCGCATGGAAGTCGAGAACCAGATGGATCCGGATGGGTATGCGGCCTCTGTTAAGGGTTACGCTGCCGGCCTGTTGTCAGAGGTCCACCCACAAGTTCGCGGCGAAGCCCAGATTGCTATTAACAACTATGCGTCCAGGGCATCGACTCGTATCCTTGACAGGGCCCTGGCCCAGCAGAGCAAACTCGCCGTAGCGGAGATTATGGAGGCAGTTAAGGGGGTGACGCTAGACGCCCTGAATGCCGCCCGCGATGGGGATCTGGATATTGTAGAGACTGCCACCAAAACGTATTTTGCCACCTTGGACCTGGGTGTAGAAGAGGGGCTTCTGGACCCAGTTAAAGTTGAGCAGGTAAAAAGCAAGTTCCAGAGAGACACAGACGCTCAAATCGTTCTAGGTGAGTTTGGCCGGACCCTCCAGTCTGAGGGGATCGAATCAGCCGAGAAAGTAATCAAGGATTTCAAAGAAAGCAAAGACCTGCCTCCAGATGACCGGGATAAGCTGGTCTCTACGATGGAGACCCAGATCACCCGGGAGCAGCGCAGACAAAATCAGGCGGTGCGGGAACAAGCCGCCGCCCAGGCGGCAGCAGTCAAGCAGTACAAGGTTGATACCGACAATGCCGTGACTGTTCTGAAAAGTGGGACGATCCCCAGCGGGTATGAGGATCTTCTAAATGCAGTCCACGGCACCGAGTTAGCGGGGCGTCTTGATTGGGCGATGAAGATTTACACGGAGGTTGAGAAGTTTGCCGCTTACCACCCGGCAGCACAGGAAGCGTTGCTGACTCAACTTGAGGAAACTCCTCCCAGCACTGCATTCGGCGTGGAGTTAAAGGAGAGTTACGAGAAGGCCCACCAGACAACGACTAAATTATTGAAGGACTGGCCCATAAAACTCGGGGTGAGTCTCGGAATCATCCCCGCGCCGGAGCCGATCCAATTAGGTAATCCGGACAGCGTAGCTCTCCGCATGAAGCAGGTTCGGAAGGTTGAATCGTACTATGACATCAAGAATCTAAACCCCCTAGGGCCCCAGGAGATTGCTTACTGGAGCAATAAATTAACAACCCTGGGCACTGACCAGAGGTTAATGGTCCTGAACTCGATAGTTTCATCGATGGGGGAGAATTCCATCCCGGTCCTGGAAAAATTGGGGATGAACAACCAGCCAGTGCTGGCAAGGGCCGGTGAACTGATCGGCCAGGGCCAGGCTGATACTGCTCGCCTGGCAGTCCGAGGGCTGGAGTACCTAAAAGAATTAAAGGGGATCACCCCGACCGGGATGGACGACAGCATCCGGGCCGAATTAAAGGGCGTCTTTAATAGCAATCCGCGAGTGTTAAGTAACATGACCAACACCATCAAGGCGGTATACACCGCGATGATGGCGGAATCGCGCACCGTTGATTTCAAAACCCTAGACATGGATTTATTGGGGCAGGTGGTGACGAAGGTCACCGGCGGAATTTTGGGGGTGGATGCCCCTGGTGGACATCGCTGGGAATACGGTGGGCGCACTTCTAAGTATTTATCTGATTTGACGAGTGCTGACTATATCATCCAGGCCCCGGCGTTCGGGGTGAACGACGAGCAATTCGAGGATTGGTTGGAAGGATTAACCGCCGACAATCTTGATGAAATGGGGGGGACCGACATGCCCTACCAGGAAGCCCTCGAAATGATTCACCGCGAAACTTTAATTGGTGTTGGCCAGGGTAAATACTTAATCTTTGATGGAGCGGGATTCCTGCACAACAAAGAGGGCGAGCCTTTTGAACTAACCTGGCCATCCGGGGGGATGAACCCGGTGCCTGCGGCGGTCGATGGATCAACCGCCATGCCAGACCTGACGTCTTCGACGGGCCTCCCTCCACCGGCCCAGGGCCCAGATCCTGCCGATGAAGCGATAGAGGCGCTGGTCTAGTGTTCGAATCCGGATACGACGACCTAAAAGCCCATGCCAAGCGGAACGGGATTCCGGAAGAGGGCCTCCAGGGAAACGCGATGGCGGAATTCTCTCGCGCCTGGCGGACCTGGGACCGGCACATGGTTTCGGAATGGTCGTCTGACTCCGAAGTCTCGATGATGAGCCAGCCCATCGATGACCAACTCCGGCTACTTCAGCAGAAGACAGGGGATTCCAAGTGGTACGGGTTCCCGGAATATTTGGCGGATCAGTCCGATTGGACCCTGTTGACTTCAGCGACCTACAACTACCGCCGCCGCAAGCTGAAGCGGGCAGATAACCAGATTCGCCGACTGCAAAAGCAGTTCCCTGGTGCAGGGTTTCAGACGTTTGAACAATTATTAGCCTCCGCCCAGGAAGAAACCAGGAAGATCCGCGAGGATGCAGACAGGGCCGGCGCTGCCCCAGGCGCAGCAAGCACCTTCGGGATGATCGGCGGTATGATTACCGGGTCAATCCGGGATCCCATTATGGCCGCCTCGATGGTGTTCGGTGCCAGTCCCATCGTGGGAGGCACGATTCGGGCAAATGCCGCCAGGGCCTTCAAGACCGAGGCGCTGATCGGCGGACTGAGTGAGGCCGCCATCCAGCCTTTTGTCTCTAACTGGAAGGAAGAAATCAACAATCCCATTTCGGTTAAGGAAATGGCGATGCACATTGCTTTTGCGGCGGTAGGCGCTGGGGCACTCCGGGCTGCCGGCAGTGCGGTGGTGGATCGGTTTCAGATTAGCAAGATCAAAAAGGTCCTGGGGGAAAAGCGCACCCTGGCTGCCGACGGAGACAAGGAAGCTGGCGTCGAGGCCGACATCCTGGAAGAGTACCTCCGGATTTATCAGCCGCTGAAAGGCCAAGGCCGACAGGAAGAAAAGGCTCACCTCGCCAAAATCGAGGAAGCCCAGGATCGGATGGAAATGGGAATCCCGCCCAGGGCGGACCCGGAAAGTGGAGATGCCCCTGGCCGCACTCTTTACGAGGTGGATCCCCGGGAGGTCGAAGTTGATGCCAAGACGTTCCAGTTCAAGGAAGGCGGCGACGTCGAGGGAGTTACCGACGCTCTGACCGGCGTAACCCGCTGGGATCCTGAGTTAGCGAATACCGTAATGATCTGGGAACGTGCGGACGGGAAACGATTTATTGCCGACGGCCACCAGCGCCTGGCCCTGGCGAAAAGAGCCATAGCTGACGGCCAGAATCCAAACGAGGTCAAGCTGCAAGCGATGATTTATCGCGAGGCGGAGGGGTTCACCCCGGAAATGGTCAGAGGCAAGGCCGCCTATCGGAACATATCGATGGGAACGGGTTCTGTTTTGGACGCTGCGAAAATGATCCGCGAGTCCAAGGGAAGAGGCATGGAAGGATTGCCGATCTTGCCGCCCAGGGGGCGCTTGACCCAGGCCGCTGAAGGGTTGGCACGGCTGGACGACGAAGCCTTTCAAATGGTAGTCAACGGTATCGGGGATCCACGCCATGCTGCCATCGTTGGGCGCCTGATCGATGATCCACAAGCCCAGCGGGCAGCCATCAGTGAATTAGCGAAAGCGGAACCAGGCAACCTAAACCAGGCAGAACTCATCGTTCACGACATGAACCGGGCCGGGTTTGTTCATACCGAAACTGTAGATCTGTTTGGCGGCCAGGAAATGGCCGAGACCCTGTTCAAGGAGCGGGCGCAAGTGATCGATGCGGTCATGAAGGGGCTGCGGAAAGATCGCGGGCTGTTCAGAACCCTGGAAGCACGATCCTCCACAATCACAGAAGCGGGCAACGTCCTGGACCGCGCCGGCAATATTCAGAGGTTAAGCGAAGATGAACGAACCCTCCAAGTCCTTACCGCCCTCGCCAACAGCAAAGGCCCAGTATCCGAAGCGATCAACCAAGCGGCGAGGAAAGTCAAAGAAGGCGCAACCCCAGGCAGCACCGCAGGGAGCCTTCTCGAATCTGTCAAACGAGCAAGTGATGGAGCTGGTGCTGGACGTATTGACGATGCCAAAGTAGGCGATGTATTCGAGGTCCGAGACCTGGACCGCCTACCGGAAGACATCCGCCGCCCATTTATCACCCCGCCATCTGATCGGCCCGAACTGTCGATCCGGATCACCGAGCAATTTAATAAGGACGGCAGCCGGTTTAAGGTCGCCAGGACGGTTATTAACCGGGATCAAGTCGATCCCACGGCAGAGCATTTCAGCTACCCGGACTTAGAACCAACGCTCAAGGACAGCGACCCGCTGTTACGCGACACACAGACTAAATATATGGCGGAGTCTGGTGTTGCAGGTGAATACACGCCCGCCCGGACCAGCGATGTTCATCAGGATATTATTGATAAAGAAATAGCCAAGGGCGCCCGGGTCCAGAAAGGCAATCGACCGATGGCCATTTTAATGGGTGGCGGAGGCGCTTCCGGCAAAGGGACTGTGTTGAAGCAACTCCAGGCGGACGGGGTTATTCCTGAAAAAGGCTTTGTTCACATTGATCCGGATGAAGTCAAGAAGGCTTTGCCGGAATACAAAAAGATCCATGCGGCGCTAGACTACCGGGCAGCCGCCGTTGTCCATGAGGAAAGTTCTGATATTGCCAAAGCGATGCAGAAAAAGGCTATGTCTGGTGGGTTGAACATGATTATTGATAAAACGATGGGGGTTCCAGGTAAGGGCCTCCGGCTAATTGATGATCTGAAGGCCGCTGGGTACGAGGTTCGCTTGGTTGGGGTGACGATTGACCCCAGTGAGGCATTAACCCGGGCCCTGGAGCGGTACTACTCATCCGGGCGGCTCCCGGAGTCTGGCGCGATGATGAATGCCCACAAAGGATTTAATGGTGCATTCGAGGTATACGCTAGAAAAGCGGACTCGGCCCTACTGTATGATAATACGGGGAGGCACCCGACAGAACTTGCCAAAGCAATCGACGGGAAGATATCTATTGTATCCGATAAAGCGTATAATGACGTCGGAAGGAGAAGTAAATTAAATGAAAAAGCAACAACCCACCAAAAACTCAAAGAGTCTCAAGGACTGGAAGCCCAGCGACTGGAATCGCCCTCTGTCGTCCCCAGAGATTCTGGAACAACGGCGCCTGCAATGGGAAGCGGAGGAATCCGAGGAAGTCCCGGGCGGCCCGGTATTGATGCCGAGCAACGACTAAGCAGCACCCTCAAAGAGTCTGGGCTTGACCTAGGCGACCCCTCTTTAGACGCCCTCCACGCAGATGAACTGCGGGATGTCCAGCGCCTGCTGGATCAGGAAGGCGACACCCTCGAACTACCGACCGGCCTGGTCCTTGAAGACGGGGAGACCGTGGTGAATACCCAGACGCTCCGCTCCGTGTTCGATGACCTGGACGCCCAGGAACGAGCAGTCGATGACCTCTTTACCTGCACACTTCAATGACTACCCTAGCCGATTGCATCTCTGACGCCCTGGCCGCTGGCCGGATGAATGCGGTAGAGGCCCAGGAATGGATGCGCCGCCTGGACGCCCAGGAAAACCGGCTGCACCTGGCGGGAGAGGTCTCTCCTGAACACGCAAGGACACAGGCCCAACAGGCCGTATTCGATGCGAAACGGGCGGAGGTGGCCTTACAGAAGCGTCAGAAGGCTTTGCAGGCAATCGCTATCCATAGAATGCGCCAGGAGGTTCAGTCTCATCCAGATGGGACTGGCACCGGGGTCATGAGCCTGTTAGTTAAGGATATGGGCGGGCGGGCCGGCTATTCGAACATCGATAACCGCTCGACCGCAATCCTGGCACAGTTTCATGCGAAGTTTGCCCAGGTGATGGACCAGTACCGGACCAAGGCTGCCGGCCTAATCCAGGACAAGGAAGGTCTCCGGAACATGGTCCGTGAGATATTTGGGGGGGCCAGTGGCGACGAAAACGCCAGGGCCGCCGCCCACGTTTGGGGCGAGGTCGCTGAAATGGCTCGGAAGCGTTTCAATCGAGCCGGTGGAGCCATCCCGAAGAGGGAAGACTGGGGAATGCCGCAGTATCACGATCCAGTCCGAGTGAAAGGAACAACGAAACGGGCCTGGGTCGATGAAATCACGCCCATGCTGGACCGCCAGAAGATGCGTAACCCCGACGGCACACCCATGTCTGATCTGGAATTGGTCACCATGCTCGACCATGCCTACGACACGATCAGCACCGACGGGTTGGTAGACCTGATGCCTGGCCGTAGTGGTGGGTCGAAGTTGGCGAATCGTCGCCAGGACCACCGGGTTTTAAACTTCAAAGATGCTGACACCTGGCTGGCCTACCATGACAAGTACGGACACGCTGATATCTATTCAACCCTAACCGATCACCTACACGGCATGGCGAGCGACATTGCTAAGCTGGAGGTCATGGGCCCTAACCCAGAGGCGTCATTCCGATATATGCGGGATCTGTCGGAAAAAGCCGGAACGCCGGCTCTTTCTTTGAGGATGCTCGATTCGGTTTGGAACGTGGTTTCCGGCAAGGTCAACGCAACCGGATCAGTCCGCCTGGCCGACACCATGAGGTCTGTCCGGAACCTTCTGGTTTCCTCGAAACTAGGGGGCGCCTTTCTGTCGGCCATTTCAGATGTTGCGTTCTTGCGCCAGACGTCCCGGTTTAATGGGCTGCCGGCGGTGAAAGTTGCCCGCAGGCAATTGGCATTGATGAACCCCCGGAAGGGTGCTGACCGGCTGCAAGCGGTGCGAATGAACCTGACGGCAGACGCCTGGGTAACCAAGGCCCTGGCGGCAAATCGGTTTACCGAGGTCACCGGATCGAATTTCTCCGCAAGGATGGCGGACTTTACCATGCGAGCGTCCTGGTTAAGCGCCTGGACTGACGCAGGGCAAAAAGCATTCGGGATGGAGTTCCAGGCAATGGTCGCGGACCAGGTCGGGAAGACCTTTGGCCGGCTGCCGACCGAGGTCAAATCGACCTTTACCCGCTACGGGATCAACCGGGAAGACTGGGACGTCCTCCGCCAGACCGATCTATTCGATCACGAGGGTGCCAAATTCTTTTCCCCGGAAAACTTGATGGCGCGAGAGGATTTGAGCGAAAAAGCCAGGACCAACCTTGCGACCAAGTTCAACGAAATGATTTTAACGGAACGGGATTTTGCGGTTCCAATGCCCGACGCCCGGATCCGAGCGATAACAACGGGAGGGGCGCCGACAGGAACGATGACCGGCGAATTGATGCGCTCGATGTTCATGTTTAAGTCCTTCCCGATTACCGTGATCGCAACTCACCTTTATCGTGGGGCGCTCCAAAGTGGAGCCAAGAACAAGGCTGCCTATCTTGCCAGCATGGTTGCTTCGACCACCGCGATGGGGGCGGTTGCCATGCAATTGAAGGAGATTTCGAGGGGCAAGGATCCGCGGGACCTGACCGAGTCAAAGGCCTGGGCCGCTGCCTTCGTCCAGGGCGGAGGCGCCGGGATCTATGGGGACTTTTTGTTTTCAGACGTCAACCGATTTGGCAAAACCCTACTGGACACCACCGCTGGGCCATTGCTATCGATGGCGCTGGAAGATATCCCGAGGCTAACCCTTGGGAATGTACAGGAATTCATCCGGGGGGATGATACAAATCTTGCGGGGGATCTGGTACAGTTCGCAAGAGGCTATACCCCTGGTGGCTCACTCTGGTACGCAAGGCTTGCCTTTGAGAGGGAAGTCCTGGACCAGTTGCAATTGATGGCCGATCCGAAGGCGCGGAGCAAGTTCCGCCGACGCATGTCCAAGCGGCGCAAGGATTACGGTCAGGAATATTGGTGGAGACCCGGAGGCACAGCGCCGAAACGGGCTCCGAAAATCTCAGCATCAATCGGGGAAAAGTAGATGGCAAATATCGTCGTCGGGGACATTACCCCGCGAATTCAATATACAGCGACCTCCGGGCAGACTGTCTTCGCGTATGCTTTTCCGATCTTCGCAGATGCGGATCTGAAGGTTTATATCGGGAGTACTCTTCAGACTCTGGCCACTCATTTCACGGTTAGCGGGGCGGCAACCAGTTCGGGCGGCAATGTGACGCTGGTCACTGGCGCGACAACCGGCGATATCGTTACGATCTATCGTGATTTGCCAATATCAAGGACTTCGGATTATCAAACAGCCGGCGACCTCTTAGCTGAGACCCTCAACGACGATCTCGACCGCACCGTAATGCACTCCCAACAGAACGAGCAGAGTTTGGCTCGTGGCTTATTGGTCAACCAATTTGATGATTACGGCGATCTGACTCTCCCTGACAAGGCATCAAGAGTCGGGAAGGTTCTGGCCTTTAATGCGACATCCGGTGATCCAGAGGGGGGCCCCACAATTGGGGATGTTTCAACCATCGCGGCGATTACGGCTGATATCGCTACCCTTGCGGATATCGAAGACGGGACAGACGCAACAGACGCTATCCAGACAGTGGCGGGAATTTCAGCGAATGTGACCACGGTTGCTGGGGTTTCAAGTGATGTCTCGACGGTAGCGAATGCAACATACAAAGCCCAGGTCGAGACAGTTGCCGACGATTTGAACGAGGCGACTTCCGAGATCGATGTCGTAGCGACTAATATCTCGAACGTGAATTTAACGGGCGCCTCGATCAGTTCAGTGAACCTCACGGGTGGATCAATAGCTAACGTGAATTTAACGGGCGGCTCGATTGCGAATGTGAACACAACTGCGGGATCGATTGCGAATGTGAACACTTGCGCTTCAAACATGAGCGCGATTACAGCGGCCCCAACCGAAGCCTCGGACGCCGCATCCAGCGCATCCGCCGCCTCGACCTCGGCAACCGCTAGTTCAAACTCAGCCACGGCGGCGGCATCCAGCGCAACGGCGGCGGCTTCAAGTTCCACCTCCGCCGCTTCAAGTTCTGCGTCAGCGGTGACTGCTAAAAC